AAACTTAATGGGCGAATGGGAAGGCTATTTGGATCAGCTAGTTGAAAGAAACTTTGATCTAAAGAAGTGGGAACCTTATAAAGAAATGCAAGCGTTTGGCGGAGGCGTAATAAAACCTAACCATGCAAAAATTATTAAAGATGATTTTGCGGATGCGTATATAGAAGCACTAGAAATACTTGAATGGGCCGATGAGGATATAAAAGAAGCCTATTCTCATATGGACGCAAAGGATCGTAAAGCATTTGTTGCTTTTTACGATAAGATTAACATAGCATGTGATACGTTTATACAAACAGGTAAGGCAACTCGCAAGACTAGAAAGCCTAAGCAAGTAAGCAAAGAAAAGCTAGTAAGCAAGTTAAAGTTCCAGATAAATGATAGTGTACTAGGTGTTGCAAGTATTAACCCAGCAGAGATCATTGACGCTGTAGAAATTTGGGTGTATAATACTAAAACTAGAAAGGTTGGTGTATACAAGGCCGATGATAGAGGCGCACCGTTAACTGTTAAAGGAACTACCTTGCAAAACTTTGATGAGAAGATGAGTATACAGAAAACATTGCGTAAACCAGCAGAACAAATAAAGAATTGGACTGGTAATGCTAAAACTAAGTTTAACAAGGCATTTGCGGAAATAAAAACAACAGATACCAAGATGAATGGACGTTTTAATGACACGACTATCATACTAAAAGCCTTTTAGTAGATAAATAGTGTTATGGCGATTAATAAAATAGGGTACGACAACAGAGAGGAACTCATCAAAGAGATACAACTGCGACTAGCAGATGGTATGGTTGATGTTGAGTTAGACCGCGAGCATTATGATGTAGCAATCAATAAAGCTCTGCAGAAGTACAGACAACTTAGTTCAGGTGCCGTTGAAGAAAGTATGATCTTTATCAACACGCAAGCAGGCGTAACTAAGTACACTTTACCAGACGAGGTCATGGAAGTTAGACGACTTTATCGTAGAGGCGTCGGCACTAACAGTGGTGGAGGTACAAACTTTGATCCGTTTGATGTTGCATTTAATAACATGTACATGATGCAAGCGGGACAAATGGGAGGACTTGCAGTATTTGATGCATTTTCCCAGTACAAGGAAACCTTAGGTCGCATATTTGGCAGTGAATATAACTTTATGTGGAATCGAAATAGTAAAGTATTAGAAATCCTACGCAATGTTAAACACGAAGAACAAGTAGCAGTAGGTGTATATAACTTTATACCTGAGATGATCTTACTTAAAGACATCTATGCAGGCGAATGGTTAAGTGCATTCTCATTGGCACAAAGTAAATTGATGCTAGGCGAAGCAAGAAGCAAGTACACATCAGGTTTACCGGGCGCTGGCGGATCAATAACACTTAACGGTGACGCACTAAAAGCAGAAGCACAAATGGAAATTGATAAATTACTTGAAGCTGTGCAACAAATGGAAGAAGGCAGCGACCCACTAGGATTTGTAATAGGATAGGTAAATGATAATAGGATTAGTTGGACTAATAGGCTCGGGCAAAGGCACTGTAGCAAACATGTTTGTAGAACGCGGATGTGACGAAGATAGTTTTGCCGCACCTCTTAAAGATTTATCCTCAGCTATATTTGGTTGGCCAAGAGACATGATGGAAGGAGACACTATTGAAAGTAGAGACTTCCGTGAAACAGCAGACCTTTACTGGGGTGCTAAACTAGGCATACCTAATTTTACACCAAGACTAGCATTACAGTTAATTGGCACAGACGTGCTAAGACGACACTTCGATCCTGACATATGGCTACATAGTCTAGAATACCGCATTAGAAAACAAAACGCAGAAGCACCGTGTACAGTTGTTAGTGATGCACGATTCCGTAACGAACTAAATTTAATTAAAAATATGGGCGGTGTTGTTATTTGGGTACAGCGAGGCGAGTTACCCGGCTGGTTTGACGTAGCAAAGCATGCACACGATAATGCAGTTAGTCGCAAGATTATGGAAACTAGATACGCTGACGTACATGAAAGCGAATGGAACTGGGCAGGATATCCAGTTGATTACATAATTAAAAACAACGGTTCAATGGAAGATCTCGAAAAACAAGTAAATGATATTAGGGATTGGAACACAGGCGAATTTAAACAAGCCTTAAAATTAGTTTAATACCATCTAATACCTATCAATTCCCTTAAAGCCCCCTAATACAAAAATTCTGATAAATAAGTGCATACGATCATTCGTATCTTAATATATTAGGAGAAAATAAAATGGCAACATTAGTCTCGCCAGGCGTAAGTTTAAGCGTAACTGACGAAAGTTTCTATGCACCTGCAGGTGCTGGTACAGTGCCTCTTATCGTGATTGCAACAGCACAAGATAAGACAGCACCAGATGGAACTTCAACAGCGGCATACACTACGAAGGCAACAGCAAACAAGTTATACAGTATAACTAGTCAACGTGAATTGTTACAGAATTTTGGTAACCCATCATTCGCAACAAGCGGTGGCACACCAGTACATGGTGATGAAACAAATGAATATGGTTTAGCGGCGGCATATAGCTTCTTGGGAATATCCAACAGAGCGTATGTACTAAGAGCAGATATTGACTTAGCGCAACTTAAAGCATCAACAACAGCACCAAGCTCAAAAGCAGAAAACGGCCTATTATGGCTAGATACTGCTTCATCAGTTTGGGGCATTAAAGAGTATGACGGAAGCAAGTGGGTTTCTAAATCTGCTAAAGTTCGTAAGCCTCTAGTAACAGATCTGCAAGTAAGCGGAGCACCTAAGTCAGCTTTCGGTATTAACGGCGAATTTGCCGCAGTTACCGTAGCCGCAGTAGCACCAGCAGTAACATATATTGCATTCTTTGAGAAGATTGCAGGTGTATGGGCAAGATTAGGTACTAGCGCATGGCAATCAGCTAAGTCAGGAGCCGACTTCCAGTGGGCATCTCACTTATCTATACCAACTGTTAGAACCGGATCTGGTGCATTAGTAGCAGGCGATATCTTTATCCAGACTACAACTCCAAACAACGGTACAGCCGCAGTATTTAAAATATACGATTCTGCTAAAGATCAATTCGTTGCTAGAACAGTTCCAGTTTCTAACCATGCATCAGAAGCGTATGCGGCGCACACAGCGGCCGGCACTTTAGTTAAAGATGCACATTGGATGGAAATTTATAATGATGCAACAGCAGAAGACGGTCTAGGCGTAGTATATCAGTGGAACGGGCTTCCAACATTAAGCATTGCTAGTACAGCAGTAATTAGTGATACAGCTATTCCAGATTCTAAAGTTGATGCTACTAACGCTTCGTTTAAAATCTATGTTAACAATGCACAGTCTGCAATTAACGTTTTCTTAACCTCATCTACAGCTGGTAATATATCTGTAGACAACTTAGTAACTGATGTTCAAACAGCATTAAGTGCGGCTGACGCATCTATTACGTTTAGTGACCAGCTCACTGCAAGTAACGTAGCTGGTAAAGTAACATTTGTAAACTCAAAAGGTTTCGATATTACTCTAACAGAAGGCGATACAGCTAACGCAACATTTAGATTAGCTGACATTAACTTTGCACAAGATCGTTACAGTAATTTTGTTAATACTACTTACAAGCTACAAGCTACAGCACCAACAGGCGCTACAGCAAATGGTCAGTTGTGGTATGATGCAGACATTAGCACTAATAACATTGACTTGTTAGAGCATAACGGCACAACATGGGTTTCTCTTACTACTGACTTCCAAACTAAAGCAACAGCACCAGTACTTAACAGTGCAGGCGCGGCATTAGCTACAGGTGATGTATGGTTAGACTCAAGTGATACTGAATCATTAAAGTTTTACAAGTGGGCCACTCAGTGGGTTCTAGTAGACTCAGGTGATCAAAGCACACCAGACGGAATATTATTTGCAGACTTTAGACAATCAGCTTCAGCGGCATTAGATGCAGACGCACCTAGCGCAAGTTTATACCCAGCTGGCATCCTCGGATGGAACTACAGAGCTTCAGGCGGTAATGTTAAGCAGTATAACACAAATTATACACCTGCTTCAACTAACATCGGTAATGTTTGGGTTTCATACTCAGGTAACAAAGCAGACGGTTCAGGCTTATTGTTAAGAAAAGCACAGCGTAAGGCAGTTACAAGAGAACTACAAGCGTCAGTTACAAGCAACGCAGATATCCGCAACGAAACTAATAGATTCAATCTACTAGCAGTTCCAGGTTATGCTGAACTTGCAGACGAGATGATTACATTAAGTGTTGACAGAAAAGATACAGTGTTTGCATTAATTGATCCACCTCTACGTTTAGCATCAGATGCAACCAGCACTCAAAATTGGGCAACCAATAATGCAGTAGCAACTGAAAACGGCGAAGACGGTCTTGTAAGCTCAAGCGCACAAGCGGCTGTTTACTACCCACACGCATTAACAACTAACTTAGACGGTACTAACATTATGGTACCTGCGTCACACATGGCATTGCGTACTTTTGCATACAATGACCAGGTTGCGTTCCCTTGGTTCGCACCAGCTGGCTTCCAACGTGGTGTAGTTAGTAATGCAACAAGTGTAGGTTACTTAGACGCTAAAGAAAGCGAGTATACTCCTGTAGCATTGAACGAAGGTCAACGTGATGGTCTATACTTAAACAAAGTCAATCCAGTTGCAAACTTCCCAGGAAGAGGCATTAGTGTATTCGGTCAGAAGACACTTAATCCAACTGCAAGTGCGTTAGACAGAGTTAACGTTTCAAGACTAGTTATTTACATACGTGAGCAACTAGATGATGCGGTTAAGCCTTTCTTATTCGAGCCAAACGATTCCGTTACACGTGATAATGCACGAAGCGTAGTTGAAAGGTTCTTAGGCGAGTTGATATCACAGCGTGGTCTATATGACTTCGTAGCAGTATGTGACAGTTCTAACAATACTCCAGCGAGAATTGACAGAAACGAGTTACACATTGACGTAGCGATACAGCCAGTTAAGGCAGTAGAATTCATCTACATACCGATTAGAATCCAGAACACTTTGGGTCAATCGTAAGTTTAGTACTAGTTACTAACGTAAAAAAGGGCCTTAGGGCCCTTTTTTTTGACTGCAAATTGACTAAATTAAAACTCGAGTTTATGTTTTTGGCAAGTAATTGATAAATATTAGCATAGAAATTATTAAAGTTCGTTAGGAGAACAACATGGCAGAAACAAAAAATAGATTCGGAGTACCAATTGGTGATAGCGGACCGCTAGGCATAGTAATGCCTAAGTTGAAATACAGATTCCGTGTATCGTTTTTGACACCTTTCGCAGGTTCAACCGATAGCAAAACAATGACGCAGAACATACAATCTGTAACTCGTCCATCACTTACATATGATGAAGTTGAAATTCATTCATACAACAGTAAAGTATATGTACAAGGCAAGCACACATGGAATACAATTGACGTTGCTATCCGTGATGACATTGCTAACAACATTACTAAACTAGTTGGACAGCAAGTGACTAGACAGGTTAATCATCATCAACAAACTACTACAGCGGCAGCATCGGATTTCAAATTCCCAATGATGCTTGAAGTATTAGATGGTTCTGAAAAGATGTCAGCTACAGAGCAGTGGGAACTAGAAGGTTGCTTTATCACTAACGTAACATACGGTGACAACGACTACTCTGCAACAGATCAGCAGTTAGTTACACTAACTATCAGATATGATAATGCAATCCACGTAGACGCTTCAAACAACCTTAACGGATCTAAAGCATCTGGTGATATGTTTACGGTTGGTGTACCAGCTAACCAAACTAGTGGTAACAGCACTGGCGCATAATTAGTAATGCTTGATGAGGTAGCGTAATGGCCGATAGAGTCGGAAAGAAGTTTTATCTTCAAGATTGGCGGAACGCGGATAGGTTTAAACCGAACGCTACACCACCTAGACAAAAGTTTGCGGGGTTTGTTGAATTTAATTTCAACCCCGCATTCATTGGCCAATCGACAATCGGCGATAGCACAGCATACAGAACTCAAATTAGTGGGCTAGTACAG